CACCATTTTTAGATTTTAGATATGTATAGATTTCAAAATTTGTCATTCGCTGTCACCGCCAATTTTCACCCATCCGCCGCCGTGCAAAATATACAAATCGCCCGTATCGGTGCATAAAGCCGTTGAACCTTCGGCAGCGTTTGTAATTTCGTCAAGCTTTGAAATATCGGTCGATAATACGATATAATCATTGACGTTGTTGTGACGCTGTGCCGTCATTCTGATACTTCCGAAATCGGGGACACTGCCCGATTCAAACTCCATACCCATAACTATAACCGTCATTTTTTACACCCCCAAAGGCACGCAGAAGGTTGCGCACGACAAATAATTTTTATTGTTCATGACAATTTCGTCATACTGTTCGGTTGACTGCGTTTTTATAAAAATCTGCTCTGTTACAAGCGGCAAACTGCGCACAAAAGCGGGCTGTAAGATCATGATTGGCGCATTAACAACATTGCTGCCGTTATTGCTGTAATGTGTTAAAAGCTCGCTTGAAGAGCTGCCGACATAGCTTCTGTAATAGTTTTCCGAGTCGGGTCTGCCGCTATATACGTCCGCTGTCGTTCTGAATACCGCCGTTGTTTGTGAGTTGTCGCTAATATTTGTACAAGTGCAGACGAACCAGCCTAAACGCTTTGCATTTTCGTGTGCGTCAAGGTCGGACGCATTGGAATTGCCTTGAAACGGAGTAAATGCTATCACTCCATTGTCGAATTTTACCAACCGATATGCAAGCCAATTATCATTATTATTGCCTGTGATCTCGATATTTGAAGCGCCGTAATACAGCTTGACTGTTGTAACATTATTCGAATAAACCGACTGTATTTCAAGCGTTTCGCCCTGTACATCGGTGAGGGTGACGGTGGTTGTATCTCCGCTTGTCGATACATTATCACTGCCGAAAATATCGGTCAAATCGCTTATCCATTGTGTATTGAATGCCGTGCCTTTTTTAATACCGTGCTGTGATCTCTCTATCATGTTCCTGCCTCCTCGGGTATGCCGTAAATGCTGCTAGATGTACCGTATGCTTGCGCCGTTGATATGCCGTAAGATGGGGTATTACCGCCTATCGGTATGTTCCAGATCTGCACACAGACGTTTTGTATTATTGTATCAATCGGTTTCATCGTGTACCCGTTTGCTGTTTCGGTCAGCGTGTAATCTGTGTTTTCTATACAAGGCACGGCGTAATCTTTAAATACTGCAAGCTTATCGCCGTTTGACGGTTTGTAATCGTTCGCCGAAATTGTCACGCCTGTTGAGCTGTTTATAAAAGCAAAATATTTTTCTTCTTTTAGTCCACCGAAAATGCTGTCAAGTAAAAATGTCGACGTTTCTTTCGGTATACGTATCGTATGACTTTCAATTCTGTTCAGCTGTGCCGCAGTTATCGGCGTAGTTGTGTTCGGATAGTCTTTCCAGTCCGTTGTGGTATATACCGCACTATTCATTGCTGTAGTCCTCCTCGGTGTAAATTTTGTTTTCACCCTCTGCCGTAATATCGTCTGTCAATGCGTTAATGCCCTTTATCGTCCGGCTTAAAACAATACTCTCGACCGTTTCAGCGGTGCTGCTGCCCTGCTCGTCATAAACGGTTCGATGTACGATTATCTTATCGCCAAGCTCGACCCAAAGCCGTGAGCCTGCGGTCAAGCGGCAGGGAGTATAAGCAACATTGAATGAGTCTGCCTCATAAATATTGTACGCAATCACCCTCCACCCATTAAAAGCATGGAGGGGATCTGACCAACTATCAGCAGTATAGCCTGTTGTCAAAATATCGTCTTTTATTGCATAAACATTCCGCTCGGGCTCTGTTGGTTCGTCTTGACATTTAACAAGTACCGACCCGCCCTCAAAGCCCTGCACAAGCAGGTGAGAAAACCTTTGCTTTTCGTACTCTTCATACTCAAAATCTTTGTAAAAGGTATACTCTTCGGTGTTTGCTCCGCCTGCGTACTTCTCTTGATTTATATAGATGTAGTCTATATTTCCGTTGCCGTTAAAGTACATAAAACAGCCGCTTATCTCGCAAACAGCGTGAAGAATATCAATTACTGTCAGAGTGCCGTCAAGCTTTGATACCTCTAAATTATCCCCCGGCAGGGCTTCTCCGGGGTTGTTTTCGTTGATACCAAAGCGGGACAAAACCGCCTGCCGCAAATCACCCAAAGTATGCCAAGCGGCATTCCCCCACCATGATTGATACCAGCGAGTACAATCGATTTGACCTCTGCTGTAAAAGCGGTCGTAAGCAACAAGGTGACGTGTTATGCGGTTTTTGTTGAGCTTGCAGCTTGCGATATCGCCCGAAAATATCGTAAATATTTGGCTGCCCGCATACCCGCCCGGATACGCAGCACCCGGGTACAAATGCGCTCCCGGGTACGTCGGAGCAGTAAAAGCCTGCGTAAAAAATACGGTGATGTACCCGCCCGTGAGGTCGGGCATATTTGCAATATCTATCTCGAATCGGCTTGCGATACAGCCGCCGAATTTGATGTCTGAATCGTCGGAAATGCTCTGCTCGATTGTCATGCTTTCGGATACAATATTGCCGTTTTCGATGTGTAAATTTGACCTTGTGCCGTCGCCGTTGTCTATCCAGTTGAACACCGTTATTTGTATATAGCCTCTTACATTGCCCTCTATCGCTCCTATTTTAAAATGCTCGGGTACTGTTATCATAATTTCACCGCCTTAATACTCGATCAGCGTAAGCTTAAACGAACGATAAATTATATTATCGCTCGTTATCTTCTTGATTTGGAATGTGGTATCGGGTATGTAAAACCAGCCCGATTCGTAAGTACTTGTTTCGTCATTCCAATATGTGACCCAGTATTTTCTTTGAACAGCGTCGACCAAACCTTTAGACAAAACTGTTTGAATTGCAATTTTATCCGCTAAAGATATATTGTCAATTGTGTTGTACTCAATCTTTGTGCGGTACTTCGGCAAGGTGATTCTGTGCAGCTCGTTGTTAGCGTCGACATATGCTTCGGCTTCGGCTCTTTGGTTAGGTGTGCTTGCCTGATTATCGAAATCAAGATACCTGTTAGGGAATACCCCGTCCGGAAATTCTCCGTTTCCGAATTTCAGCAAATACCCTTGAAAATTACTCATATATGCACCGCCTTACGCTAATTGGCTTACACCGCCGTGACGGCGTTTCTGTGCGTCATTTTCCCGCTTTACGGCTCGAAATACCTCTCTGCCGTCTATTTGTACTATAATGTCGCCGCTGTCTGTTCTGCCGGCTGTAATGCCCGATTCTGCCAACGCTTCAAGAAACGCTTGTTTCATTGCGGGTATCGGAGAGACGACTTCGGGATCACGCTTGTTATCACCAAGAACGGCGGCAAATTCGCCGTAGTTTGCGGGGACTACTGTGCCGGTGGCGAGGCGAGGCAATCGCGGAACTTCGTTTGGCAAAGAGAACCCCCAACTATGCCCGAGTACATCACCGATAGCAGAAACAAAGTCGCCTATACCGTCAACGACTGCTTTTATTACACCGTAAACGGCAGACCATACAGTGTTTAATGCGTCAACCATTACGTTTATAGCCCCCTTGAAGATCGTCCATATAACGCCCACAAAGCCGCTGAAAATATCCTCTATACCGTCAAAGGCTTTATCAAGGTCGCCTGTGAATACACCTGCTATAAACTCACACACGCCTTTGATGATACGCAAAAGATTTTTAACAACACCTGCTATCACCTTAAACAGATCTACAATCAAATCCCAAAGCGATTTTAATATGCCCATAACACCAACCATGATACGCTTTATAAAAGTTTCGTACAGTGGTTCAAGAAAGTTGTTCCATACAGCAGACACAGCCTCCCATAATGCGCTTATTACTTCAAGAACACCGCCCCAAAGTGGCTTTATATGCTCGCTCCAAAGCTTAGAAAGAGACTCGCCGATATACGACAAAAACGGCGACACATAGCTTTGCCATATATCGACGATCACGTTTTTTATGCTTATCAAAGTGTTTTTAAATTTGTCAAATGCTTCACTGCCGCCGTTATCCCACCATGACAAAACAGATTCTTTTATACTGCCGAAAAAGCCTTTCACCTTTTCGACAAGCGGAGAGATAAACTCGATAACAGCTTGAATTTTTTCTTGTATAAAGCTAAAGTCCACACCTGCGGCAGCGTCCGATAAATCGTCAATACCGTTCTTTGTTTCCGCAATTTGGTCAGCAAGTATTTCTGCCTGAGTTGTTTCTTCCGCAAGCTGCTGTGCCGTGCTGTCGTCTGTACTTTCGGGCTGAGATAATACGTTCAGCTCGTCAAAATCCGCAAGATTCCCTTTGTTGGCTTTTTCTGCCTGTTCTGCGCTGTCTGCCATATCCGCAACATTCTGCGCCGTTTCTTCGGTCACATCTTCCATGCCGTCAAAGCTTTGACCGAGGTTTAAATCCGTGCTGTCGGTAATGCCCATAAGCTCCCGTATCTTGTTCGAAACCGATGTAAAAATTGCGTTCAGCTTTTTTACAAGCTCGTCAAGAACCGTTACAATGGGGTATAATACATCCGTGAGCATTTTACCGACCGTTTCTTTCAAGTCGCCGAAATCGTTTGACAACTGCTTGACTTTACCCGTCGGAGTGTTCGCAAGAGCTGCATTGACCCCCGATACACTTTCTTCGACAACTGCGGCGAGCGTTGCCACTCTCTGTTCCTCCGTGCCGTATTTCAGCAGCTTTTCTTGGTTTTCGTCAAAAGTATAACCGTATCTGGAAAGCGCCGAGGTTTGCCCCTGCAAGACCTTACCGAGCATAGTTGCGATAGTTACCGCACTGTCGGTACTCGCCGAAAAGCCGTACTGCTGAGCTATCATGTCATCCAGCACGGGCAATATAGTTTTTATACTTTCAACACTTGAAACGTATGTTGCAAGCTCCTGCGCACCTGCAAGCTGAACCTCGTCACCGACTACGCCGACCTCCTGCAAGCTGCCTGCAAGGTCTTTGACGGACTGTATCTGTTCTTTTGTTGCTGATGTGGAGTTGCGCATTGTTGCCGAGAGCCGTGCTTCGGCTTCGATCTGCGTAACATATGCCGTCGATATCTTGTTGAATGACGCAATTGCTCTGTCGGTGAGTGCCTTTATTGTTCCTGCAAAGCTCGTAATGCCCGAAGTAATGTTTTTTATACCTTTGACAAATCCTTTTTGATCTAACTTTGTATCAAAAATCAAATGTCCGTCTGCCATTTATTCACCTCCCGTTATGTTAGCGTTTTCAAAAACTCCTCTGTTTCGTCAATAGCCTTTCGTTCTTCCTCGGAATGCAGAACAACAAGCTCTTTATGCTTTCTCAAAAAATCCTTTTCGTATTTTTCAAGCTTTTTGCCCTCTGCCCGTTTCAGTCTGATGTTCATTATCGTTGAGAAAAGTCCCTCGCTTATCTCTCCGAAACAGCCTAAAAACGTCCACCAATGCAGATACGGCAGAGTGCGGACTTCGCACCCTGCCGCTTTGTTTATTGCGGGAAATATAATGCCTTCATCGTGTTTCCAGTCAAGCGTCTTCACCTTTGAAGGCTCGCTTTTCGGCATATCGCCGCCGTCACAAAACCAATAGGCTTTTTTAACGGCTTCTTCGAAATCCTTGTCGGGAATTTCCTCGGTGTACAAAACATTCACTGTGATGTACGCTTTTTCAAGGTCTGTAAGCTCATCAAGCTGTAATACCTCAAAAAGATTGAGTACAATGCGAAAATCGCTGTTTATGCCGTATCTTTTGCCGCCTACATCAAGGCTTTTCGGAAGTACGCCTATCACGTTGCAGCACCCTTAATATTATTGATATATTTGTCAAGCTTGCCTTTGTCGAGCATATCGGATATATGCCTGCTTTGGTTTTTGCTTGCCTGTGTAACATCTGCTCGAATTATGGGTACTATCGCATTCATAAAGGTTTCAAAAATACATTCGCCCTCATCATTTGCAGGTGTTAAACAGCTTACATCACCGAAAACCGCCTTTGACGTACCCTTTCCGAATGCATAGTCTATTTTTTCCTTTATGGTCGTATCAAGCAGTGCTTCCGCCTGCATTTCCGTTACATCATCGGGCAGAGTATCTTTGAATTTTCGGAGCGCTTCAAGCGTTTCGTTTATCCTGTTCGGGAGATTTTTGTCTGCAAGATTTACTTTTATAATGTTGTCGGGATCTCCGTTTATGTCGTATGTTTTATATCCCGTATCAAAATTTATGGACGGCATTTATACCCCTCCTCGTTACGGCTGTGGCGGCGTAAATGTGGGAACTTTATTTGCAATAGTTGCTGTTCCCTGCACTCTTTCTCCGTCAAAATGTACGTTATATGGAATGGATATACCGCCCTGCGGACCGCCGTAAGACTGCGGCTTTATAACTGCATACTCCGTCCATGCGTCAAAGGATCCCGTTGTCTTATCCACAACAACTTCTAAGACCTTTGTGCGGCAAGCGTCCCCCGTTAAGCGGTTCATAGCTATATCTTTGACCTTTGTATAAAAATCACCGTCTGAGGGGTTTGCATAGTATGTATCAACACTTATGCTCGGCTCATAGCCGTTGTCGTTTACTCTTGTTTCGTCAAGAATGTTTTTCTTTGTTTCAACGTCGGGATTAAGTTCAATGCTCATATCTTCAACATCTTTACCGACAAGATACCAGCTCGGTGTTAAGCCGCCGAAGGTCGTATCTATATAAAAAAGATGGGCAGACCTTTTAAGCTTGCCCATTGTGTTTGTTTCCGGCATATTATCTCTCCTTTAAAATTCTATTGTGTATTGTACTTCAATTTGCAGCTGATACCGCAAGCCTTTTATAACATTTCCCTGAGGCACTTCGTACAATGTGCCGCCGCCTGTTGATACAGCGGTTATTTCGCCTGTATGCACAATGCCGTCAAGCTCGGTCGTTATCTCTGCGCCCATCTGCTTTGAAAGCCATATCGACAGATTTGTGATCGCTTCACTGTTGGTCATGCGCTCAAAGTCGTTTATGCCGCTGAACGTTGAGTACAAAATAAAACTGTGCTGCCGTTTCTGATTTCCGAGAATATCTTCCGACAAAAGCGAATCACCAACGGAAGAAAGCCCGTATGAAGTCGGTGTATTCCCTGCAAAATCAATGTTGATATCATTGCATACAAGAGCAATTTCGGGAAACTGCAAAAGCATTTCTTTTGTTTTCTCAATAACGTTTATACCGATCACCTCAGCTTCTTTTTTACGCCCTCAAATATTTCGTCTTTGTATCTGCGTTTCATTGTTTCAAACCACATTCTTGTTGCTTTCGGGTTGCCGCCTCGCTTGTGATTTTTCTCAGCGTAATAGTCGCTTTTAGCAAACGGAGATGTGTATATAATAACTCCCGGCTCGGGTATCTCTGCCGAATCCCTCAATTGACCTGCGTTTTTATACTTCGGCAGGGCTACGGGTACAAACTCCGTCATTCTTTCAAGGCAAGTGCTGTCAATGTAATTCTGCGCCTCGGTAAACTTGTTTTTTCTGAATTTATCGCCTATCCATTGAAGTATTGCTTTCACGCTTACACCGCCTTTATCTCGTAATCGGGAATACTGCCGTATAAAACGCTTTTGACCTCGTTTATTACCGCATATTCGGGGTAAAGCTGCCTGAATTGCGCCATGCTTTGTGATTCGGCTTGCTGTGTGCTTGTGTCAAAAATAAAATCAATTGCGTTTATTACAATAATATCGCCCTGCTTTGGGCGGTAATTATCGGCTCTGTATTTGTCTGCGTATATGCGAACGGTCAAAAAGCCGCTGGTTTCATGCGTGCCCGTTTTTGTACTCTCCGTGCGTTCGTCAAAGAAATATACATTTTGAAAAACGTGTTTTGTATACGTATCACTTTCGTATACGGTACAATCCCCCGTTACATCAAGCTTTTGTACGTTTACTTGTTTGTGCCAGAACAGCGGAATATTCTCCTCTATGCCCTGCAAAGGCACGCCGGCTGTACGCCATTTCTGCCCGAAAAATTCAACGATCCTGCTGTCCCAGTCGTTTGTATCGCCCTTTGGTATCCCGAGCATTAAGCCTTGTAATACTGTCGTATCTTCCGATCTATCGGCTGTATTCGTTGTCGGCTGTCCTGCAAGCACATTGCTTATCGTTTGAGCTGTACTGCCCGAATACAAAAGAATATCAATTCCCTTGAGCATTTGTTTCAAGCTCATACACCTCCATAGCTCCGTACCGCTGTCTTACGATACCGAGGTCTTTTAGCTCGCTTCGGAGAAAATAAAGGCTCTGCCCTGCGTTTAAGTACGTCATAGACACAGCATACCCCATCCCGCTTTGGCTCGTTTGCGCCGCCGTTAAATCGCCGTCGGAATACGTCTGCAAGGCTCTTTTCACGCTGGTGACTATGACCGACTTTACAGCCGTTTCAAGGTCTTCGTCTGCCTCTATCATAGCGTCTAAATCTTTGCCATACCGTTTCGCCGTAAGCCTGAGCTTTGCGCAGGCAGTGTTGATAAGGCTTTCTGCCTGCTCCTGCTCATGTGCGGTAAGATTTGCCGAAAAAAGTATAACGTCACTTAAAGCCGCATATACCGCACCCATTAAGACGCCGCCTTTATAAGCGCAAAAGCGGCAGGGTCGAGTATACCCCAGCCGAGATACATTTCACCTCTGATGTAGATTTGGTTGTGCCCTTTAAGATCGCCGAGTGTTGCGTCATTATCGGGGTTGCCGTACTTGATGATCTCGATAGGTATTTCTTTTGCATATCCCCAGCGGAAGCCGTTTGTAAAGTCACCCACAATAGCCCTGTCGAGTGAGGAATTTGCGGAAAGATTTGATGTTGTTTCTGCCCTCAAACCGTTGATAACACTCGGGCTGCTGCCCCATGCAAGCTCGGGGTAAAGCTTTGCGCCGTCGTCTGTTCTCTGAGCCGCAAGGGAGCTTCTGAAAGCAGGTGCGAAAATAATGCCGTTTACGTCACGCTCTGCACTCTGCACTATTGCGATTGCTGATTCTACATTGTCATCGGGTGTATCAGCGGCGGCAATTGTAACAACGGAGCTGCCCGTCAGCTGGCTGTCAAAGTTGTTTGTGCCGATAATTGCCGAAGCCTGCGCCGTTCTCGGGTTGATACCGTGAAAAGCCATAAGATCGAGACCCTTAGCTGCTTTTCGTGCAAAGCCCTCTGCGAATACCGAAAAATAATTCATCTGCACTTCTTCCGTTGCATACAAAAATTCGTCCGAGATACGGCAGCCGTACTCGATTTTAAGCGGGATTATAGTTCTTGTGCCAACAGTTGCGCCGCCTACGCCCTTTGCACCGTTTTCGGCAACAATATCAACCTCTTTGTCCAGCGTGAACGTAAATTCTTTGGTACCGTTAAACGGTATAGGGGTTGAACCGCAAAGCTTTGCGATAGCCGACGCTCCCGTTGTATTCTGTACAAATTCGGGAATAAGCACCTCGGGAAAAAGATTCCCTTTTGATAAAATACTGCCCATAAATATTAAACCTCTCTTATTCGTTATTGTTTACAAGCGAAGCCGTAAATGCTCTTAAAGCGGACGTTTTGCTGTCGTCTGTGCCGCTGTCTGCGTTTCTCAAAGGGGCGGTTTTTTTTGCGCCGCCGATATACTTTGAAAGTGTTTCAGCGTCTTTTCTTATTTCGTCTTCGGTACTGCCCGAAAGTCTGCCCGCAAGTTCAAAGGGTATGCCTGTTTCGTGGGCGATTCTCGTTTTTACCGAGGCGGTCTCGTAGCCCTTGATTTTCTCCTGCATATCCGCAAGCTTTATATCGTACCCTTGATATTTCTTTGCGTCTTCTTCGGCTTGCTTAGTCATTGCGCCGAGTCTTTGTTCATACTCGGTCACCTTTTGTTTTAAATCGTCGTAATCTGCGTATTTTTTTCCGACTGTTTCACGCTCGCGGCGAAGTCTTTCTGAAATAGCAGCGTCAAACTTTTCTTGTGTGTCTATAATTTCAAATGGCATATTTATTCCCCCATATTATCCCTGTGGTATCAGGTCTGTTTATACAAACAAAAAGTCAATAGCTGACTCTTTGCTTTTTGCGTTCTTTAGCGTTTGCGCAGGCATAATGGGCAAGCGTTATACTTTCAAGCAGAGATATGTCCGCACCCTCCAAAATAGAGTTATAGCCAAACCCTCCGCCCGTGCCTATGCTTCTGTGTTCGCTGTTTGATACTGCCTGTTCGAGTGCGGGCTGCGCTGCGTGACAGATCTTACCGGCAAAAAAATTTTGCTCAAACTGCGTGTTAGCCTCAATAACTTGATATACTTTCGGCAGTGTAATTTTGCACTTAATGCCTGCGTTTTTCATATCCTGTTCAAGCAATGTCTGACCGTTTGCGCCGTCAATGATAACGTGCTCACACTTTGGATTTCTCAAATACTCGATTATCCAACCGTTACCGTCTCGGGTGCTGCGGCAGTCTATCGCTTCAACAAATATTTTTTCGCCTGTTTTTACGGCAACGGACAAAGAAACGGTATCTTTGACTTTTGCGTACTTTACACCGAAGAAAAGCTTCGTATCGGCAGTGATAACAGGCTTTTCTTTTGTTTCCGTTTCCTGCCACTCCTTGCGGCTGATAGCCGATTTTTGGTTGTACCGTATCCACAGCCCCAAACGCTGAATGTTATCGTCCGTGCGTGATGTTACGGGGTCGCCCAGTTCGGAGCGAATCGTTCTCTCGGACAATATCGTGCCTAAAGACGGGTTTGTTTCATACCACAAATCAACATTGTGTGCGTCCGTCATTTCGGGAATGCTCCACTCAGCCCAGCCCGAATCTTCGTTGTTTCCGCTTAGCGTATTCCTGCGGAAATTGAGAAACACCGTACCGGAAGATACCGCCGTCGGAGGTGTTCCGCACATGAGCGTCTGAGGGTTTTTGCTGTCGGTTACAACGTATTTCAATGCCGTTTCCTGATCTGCTGTATACTCCTGCGCCTCGTCAATTATAAGCAGGTCGTAGCCCTCGCCGAGTCCGCCTTTTGATGAACGTGTGCGAAAATTTATTACACCGTCGCCGTCAAGCCATTCTATGCGTTCAAGCCCGAATTGCTTAGTTGTTTTGAAGTCCTCTTTTTCGGTATAGCCCATCTTTGACAGACGTTCGATTACTTTCTCCCACGTTGAATGAGATGTTGTTGTCCTGTGCGCCGTGTGCAAAACTCTCTCGCCGTGGATAAGCCCCCAGCACTCACGCATTATGAGTATTTCGCTTTTGCCGTTTCGCCTGGGAACGGAGTAACCGAACTGCATATGACTCCAAAGCCCCTCGGAATTTACAGCCATAATGTCGTACATCATAAGCTCCTGCCACTGTTGAGCCGTTCTGCCGGATTTGTTGTAAAGCTCTATCGCCTGCCCGCCCTTTGTGTCGCTGTACGGCAGTATCAGGGAGGTTGTAGGGGTTTGCCGTCCGAGTCTTTTCTCGGTCATGTTACCCCTCCTTGATTATGGCTCTATGTCTGCGGTGCGGTCGTTACCGTTATATTTAGGGTACTGCCGTTTGACAGCGTCGCAACGCCGCCTGTAATTGCGCCCTCTGTTGCGTAAAAAGTTATCGCCGTAACGCTTGCGCCGGTGTCACCCTTTGCGCCCGTAATATCGAAATTATCTTCAATACTTTCAAGCACTGCCGAAATAGTTTTTCCGTTTGGTTCTGTCTGTTCTGTACTGCACTTTTTGCCGAGAGCCTTTAATGCGTTTACCGTTCTGCCCATTTTATCACCTCTTTTTGTTTTCGGGTATAAGAAAAGCACCTCAAACGGGTGCTTAGTCTTTCGGTTTATAACGGCATTTTCCTTTGTGATATGCTCCGCACTTTTTGCGTTTGCATTTGCCGTATTTGTAGTATGTTCTTGTAAACGTTGTGCCGCTTTTGAGTGTTTCCTCGCTGTCGGGTGTTTCCTGCCAATGCTGCACTATTGTTTCTTCTTGTATGTTGTAGGGGCAGATCAAGCGGTATCACCTCCAAACAGCTATTTGTTCAATAGCGGCTCTCGCTTCGAGTACGGCAATATACTCGCTCATCGCTTTAAGCTGCATATTGTAAGTGCTTTTCGGACATATTGGTATAAAGCTAAGATTATCCCAGTTATCTACCATATTCTTAAGCTTTTCAAATCTGATTACAAGCTGTTGATACTCTGCTCTGAATCGGTCTTTGTAATTATCTGATTGCATAAG